AGGATGATGAAAAATTTATTGCACGATTCTTTGATAAGCAATTAGTAAAAGCTATGAAGGAATCAAGTGGTAAAACAGAGATCATAATTGGATAACTCACAAAAGAGGATATAAATGTCAGAACAAGAAGTCGGTCAGGACGTAAAAACTGAAGAAGTCGCTCAGGACGTAAAAACTGAATCCGTGGAAAGCAACGAGAAGGCTGAAAATTATAGTGTTCCAGGTTATCGTTTCAAGGAACTCAATGAATCTAAGAAAAGTCTTGAGAGTGAATTATCAGAATTAAAAGCACAGATTAAACAGCGTGAAGTTTCAGAAGCTGAAGAAAGAGAAGAATATAAATCTCTTTATGAAGAAGCAAAAACTGATCGTGATAAGTTTAAAGATGACGCTGAAAAATTCTATTCAATAGAGCAATCAAGGAAAGAAAGATTACTTGAGTCATTTCCAGAAAACCTTAGAGATAAAATGTCTAAGTTAGATTCTGAAACGTTGGAACAAATGAAAACAGAATTTACAAATAAAGTTCCTCAAGTAGATAATAGTGGTGGAGGTGTTTCAGGTGGTAAGTCTTTAGAATGGTCTAAACTTGCACCAAGTGAAAGAAAGAAACATTTTGCCGATATTATGAGGGGCAAAAATAATTAAGGAGTCTTAAATGGCTAATGTTACTGTCACAACTGGGGCAAAA